AAATATATAAAATATTTGGTTTCTAAAAAAATATTATATTTGTAAAAAAAAATAGCATGAAAATTCCTTTTACTAAATTCGAAATAAAAAGTACAAAGGCTCAAAATCTCATAATTAATAAGGATAATTTTAATAAATTATATGAAACGCTTTTAAAATTCATAGGAAAAGGACAATTAATCTGGAATAAAAATGATTTAAAATATCTTGTAGAATCCGGTTATCTGTTCAATCCTGATACATATGCTATCATTAATAAAATCATTCAGACAGCTTCAATGTGTCAACTTAAACTTTACGAGATTAAAGATGAAAAAAATTTCAGGCAGTATAAAAATGTTAAGTCATTTTCTCCAAGTATAGAAAATTTATTTGATTGTCAAAAAAAAGCATTTGAACCAATCGAGCAGGCTGAAATTTTCAATTTAATTGAACAGCCAAATAAATATAATACCTATACGAATTTTATGCAGAATTTATTAGGGTACTATTGTTTGCTCGGTAATTCTTATTTGAATAAACTTACTGTAAATGGGAAGGCTAATGGAATTACGGGGGAGTTACAAGTATTACCGGCACATCTTGTAAAGATAATAACAGGCACTAAACTTAATCCTATTGCCGGTTATTCCATCGACAACTTTAATGATAATAAATACAATTTTACTCAGGAAGAAATTTATCATTTCAAAACTTTTAATCCAGGAACAGATAATGGACAATTTTTATACGGTTGTCCTCCGTCTTTATATCCTACATTATTAAAATCAAACAACAGTTACGAGGCTGCATGCTCATTGATTGCTAATTGTGGCATAATGGGTATTCTTTCAAGCGGAAACGACGATACCATAGATCCGGAAACAGCCAAAAAGATGCAAGACAAATTTGATGATCGTTTCGACCATAAAAAGAATGGTAGTCGTTGGCTTGTAGGGCATAAAATGGAATGGACTAATATATCTCAATCAATTATTGACCTTCAATTAATTCAAGGGCAAGAACAAGACTTCCTTACATCGTGCAGAGTATTAAATGTTGATAGCCGAATTATGGGTTACGTAAAGGGATCTTCTTTCAGCAACATGCAGGAAGCAAGGAAAGATTTTATACAAAACAGAATTATGCCATTAATGTTTATGGTAACTGAAGCTTTAAATAAATTTATCATCCCCGCATTCTCGGTTAAATATAATAAAAGATACTATATTGATGTTGACACATCTATTATTCCTGAATTGCAACAGGATTTAGATAAGATAAGCTTGCGTTTACAGAGCGAAATAAAAAGAGGATTGATAACCCCGGCTGATGCTGCAAAAATACTTGGTTATCCCGAATTAACCGACGAGGCAGCTAAAAAATTATGGATAGGAACAGATTTAGTTCCGATGAATAAAGTTGATGAACTAAAAAAAAATTAAAATATTATGATTAAATATACTCCAATATCTGAAATATCTATTTATTTTATTTTAAAAAATATCACTCCTTACCAAAAAGAAGTAATACAAAGGAATTGGTACATATATAATAGATTTATAGAGTTGCGTAAAAAGCCACTTATGGACATATATCAGATTATTTCTGAAGAAGTGAATATAGAAATGCCCACTGTTAGGAAAATATACACCAAGATCAAAAATAATAAATATTACATTTAAGTCCTTCCTTCCTTTGTGTCATAAAATATTGCCAATTTTAAAAAAAATTATTTTATATTTTTGTTGTTATAATTATTTAACAATAAAAATATGCCCTTCGCCACCGAACATGCTTCTCGTTTAATAGATCCCAAAGAATTAGGAAACAGAGCCGGATTTGAATCTGTTCGCCGTACTCATGGAAGCGGAAAGGGCAAAGTACAGGGTGTTTCAATTCCTCATTCTATTGATGTGTTGTGGTATGTTTATAAAGATGGCAGTGTAATAGCGCAAACATTACGTTTTCCGATAACTGACTGGACTTCTGTAGAGGCTCTGAAATGGTTAAAAGATAATAAAATAAAATATTTATCTTTTGAAAAAGCTACAAATGGAAAGTCATTAGAACAAAATCTTACAAAAAATTTTAGTTGCGAAATTAAAGACATTGATGAAAAACAAGGAATTGTTTCCATTTATGTAAATGCATTTGGAAATTTAGATTCTGATAGAGATGTTTCTGAACCAGGAAGCTTTAATAAAACTATAAAAGAAAATTTCAAAAGAATTGCTCATTTGCAAAATCACGATGGTAAAATAAGACTTGGATGGCCAAAAGAATTTTTACCTGACAATTATGGTTTGCTTACCATTTCAGCTATGAATATGGAAAAACAAATAGTAAAAGATCAGTTTTCTGATTATCTTTTTGCGATAAAAATGGGGAGAAGTTTAGAACATTCCATTGGTTATTCGGTAGTAAAATTTAGTGTCGAAAATCCAGATGATTATAGCAAAAGGATTAGGCGTATTCAAGAATATAAATTGTATGAATACTCCACTTTATCATTTCTTGGCGCCAACGAACGAAGTACAACAGTTGAAGCGAAAAATATTTCATCTTTAAATAGTGAAGTTGACTTGTTAAGCGAAATGTTAAGCAAAGGTGATTATTCGGATGAAAAATTTAAGCAAATCGAAATTAAACTTTCTGTTATTCAAAATAAAATTACTGAAATGAAGACACTCGGAATTGAAGAGCCGGAGCAATCCACTCCTATAATTGTTGAGCCGGATTCGCTTTTTCAATCACAGAAAAAAATAAATTATTCACAAATTATTAATCAAATAAAACTAACATAAAATGGACGAAAAAGAATTAAAGGAATTAACTGATTCCATAAAAAACAAAGCACAAGAGGCTTTTGATAATTTTAAAAAGGATGTTATCAATAAAACTGATTTTGATGCGAAAATGACAGAGATTCAAAATGAATTAAAATCATTAAAAGAAAATAAAACAGTTGAAGAGTTAAAAACATCTTTGGCAGATTTGAAAAAACAAGCTGATGAAACAGGTATCGAACTTTCTAAGGTGAAACAGTTCAGCATTGGCGGAAAGGCTCATCACCCAGGACTCGAAGGAATCATAACCGAAGCCCTGAAGGATTCTGAGATAAAAGATTTCTGCGTTAAGAAAAAAGGTGCAACGAATAAAATTGATCTTAAAATTGCCGGAGATATGTCTGAATCAGGCAATTTAACCGCAGGAAGTATATTGATTACTTCACAACCTCGCAGGGATATTATCGAATTAAAAACTCGACCAATACACATGCGAGAAATTATACCAATTGGAACGACTGACAAAGATCGTATTCCGGTTGTGAAACAGGCTAATTTCGAGGATGGTGTAGATATGAAAGCAGAAAACGCAGCATCTGGCCAGACTGATTTTGACCTTGTTGAAACTTATGTAAATGTCGAAAGGCTTTGTACTCATTTATCAGTTTCAAAAGATTTGCTTGACGACATACCGGCACTGACTTCTTTTATTTCAAATCACATGCCCAAGAGGGTGATGACTAAAGAAGATCAGCAGATATTGTTTGGTTCGGGAACAACTCCGCAATTACAAGGCATAACAGGCGTGGCTTCTGCCTTCGCCGCTGGTTCATTTGCGACAAGCATACCTGCCGCAAACGAAATTGATGTTCTTGTGGTTGCTCTTTGCAATTTACATGTAGGATATTACAGCCCATCGGCTATAATCCTTAACCCGATTGATGCTGCAAAAATTGATTTGCTCAAAACATCTTCGACACGGGAATATTTAGATAACAATTATCTGGTAAGCAGAGATGCTAACACCGGATTGATGAGAATTGCAGGGATCCCAATTATCCAAAGTACAGCAATGACCTCTGGTTATTTCTGTATTGGTGATTTTAATGATGCTGCTGAACTTGTTGACAGGAAAAGCCTGACCATGCAAATGTCAGATTCACACTCTGATTACTTCACGAAAAATTTGATTTGCATCACATTTGAGGAAAGAATAGCATTGCCGATATATTTCAATGGAGCGTTTGTTTATGGTCAATTCAGCGTTGCTAAGGCAGCCATAACATCAGGGTCATAATCTTAATTGATAAATATTTTAGAAGCGGAGTTAATTCTCCGCTTTTTTTATTTATTTTTGTTTTTTAATATTAAATAAAAAATATGGATGAAAAAATAAATAAAATAATTGCTATTAGAAATAAATTAAATGAATGGATAAATTCTGATGACGAAGAAATAAAACATGATTTTATAATGAGAACAGGCGATATGCAATTATGGTATAAAGGTAAATTAGATGCTTTAGACGAAATAATTAATATCCTAAAATGAAACAAATTGTAACTTCTTACAACGTCGAATTCGGATATGAATTACTATCGACAATCCCTTACGCCTACTGGCTAAATGAACAGGGATTATTGGAAGAAACAATTTCCGGTAAAGGAAGCGAAGCACTTTATTATTTCAGCCCAAAACATACTATCAATCCAAAGCCCAGGGAATGGGAAAATTTGCATTATGCTTTTTCAACTTATAACGTAAAGACTCCCAATTTTGCTATCCATAAAAAATATTTTGATTTTGATAAATTTAAAATACCTCCATACAAAGAACATTTCGCAAACAATAAATTCAAATATAACAAGCCGATAGTTTGTATTTGTAATAGATATAATGATGAATGGGGTCAGCCACCGATTAATTATTTTTCTTTAGATTGCTTATCTAAAATGTTTGAATTATTAAAAGACAAATATCAAATCATTTATTGGGCTACAGATTTACCTGAACATTTACAGGATTCCGCAAAACCGTTAAATTTGGGCGATTATAATTTTGTGAAAAAATATTTTCCTTATGTAAAAATATTTCAGGACTTATTAAAAAAAAATAAGAAATACAATTGGAATACTTTGCAATTAATGATTTTTGCTAATTGTGAAAAATATATTACAATGAATGGTGGGTATACTGTTCTTGCTAATTACTTTGGAGGTCAGGATATAATTTATACGAAATATGGAGAACATCAGACGAAAGAACTTTATACAGGCGCGTTTTGGAGTTATTACCCTGAATTTAGCAACACGCAGAATGTAATTGTTAATGATTACAGCGAACTTTATAAAAAAATAAATCAATTATATGTTCAGGAATTACCAACTGTTAATATTTTGATACGCACATGCAGACGAAAAAATTATTTCAATGACTGTATAAAATCAATAAAAGAACAGGATTATCCGAATATTAATATTATTGTTGGTATCGAAAAATATGACGAATTTTCTTTTGAATATGCAAACAATGAGAAAGTAAGAATTGTAAAATATGATAACAATTTTGAAATTAAAAAGCCTCCTGAAAAGACTTCTGATTACGGTATATGGTTTCCTTTCAATTCATATTTGGACAACCTAACAGCTAAGGTAGGTAGTGGATGGATTATTTATATTGATGATGACGACTGCTTATTAATACCAAATGCAATATCAAAAATAGTTTCTCAAATAAAAACTAATGATGATTTGATTTTGTGGCGTGCTAAATTTCCAATAGATAGGTTAATTCCAAGCGATGAGAACTGGAAGAAAAATCCTGTAGTTTGTGATATTTCCGGCATAGGATTTTGTTTCCATTCACAGTTTAAAGATAAAATTAAATGGGGATTTTGGAAGCGTGGAGATTTCCGAGTTGCAAAAAAACTTTATGAGCTTTGTAAATCGAAAAAATACATTAATTTTGCATTCACAGGCGTTCAAGACGTCCCACATTCAGGTCAAATTATAGACAAAACAATGAACATAATTAAAGAAATAATCTCGGAAAATATGACACTCGTAAAAGTAATTGTAATTAAAGAAAAAGACGGTGAAAATAAATTTGCAAATATGGGCGAAATTATGACACTGGAACAAAGTACTGCGGATGTTCTTATTCGTAAAGGACTTGTTAAAGTTTATAACGAAAAAATGAAAGAGCAATTAACCATGGAAGCAGAAAAAAAGATTTTGGAAAAAGCATTGTCTGAAAAAGAAAGTGAGGATATGACAGGGGAAATAAATCCTCCTGTTAAAAATGATAATCAGGCTAAAGAATTTAAGCCTGAAATTGAAACGAAAGAATTAAAACGTCCTATCGAATCTAAAAAAGCTGGAAGACCTAAGAAAAAATAATACAAGTTGGAATAACGGTAACATATTCGAGTCTCGTATCCCGCACCACTTATAAAAAAAAATAAAGATGGCAAATTTTAATGTAGTATCTGATTTTATTGGAGAATTTAATATTTCTCAAAATAAATATGCTACCACTGATTACACATCAGTTATAGCAACAACGGAAGAAAAAATATTAAAGGATTTGCTCGGTGAAGATTTATACATGAAACTTATTGCCACTCCGACTACTGCTCCTTATGCCGATTTGGTTAACGGGAAAACATATTCCGTTGTCAATATTGACGGAGTTACTGTTAATATAAATTATCAGGGTATAAAAAAGATGCTAAAATATTTCACGTATGCTGAATTATTACGGTATCAGGAAACGGAAAATACAGAAGTAGGACAAGTAGAGCCATCGCAGACTAACTCCGTTAGAATGGCTAAGAATAACCTTAGCGCTAAAATATCAGAAGCATACAATAAAGGTGTTAAGCTTTATGGCTTCGATATTGAAACATACGGAAATAATGCTTCATTAATACGGGGGTTGCGTGATTCAACCGTAAAAAAATATACGGAATATGATTATTATTCAGAAATTGTTAAGGGTACCGCGTTTAATTATCTATATTATTGCGAGAAAAACTTCCCTTCATATTTCCCTACATGGCAATTTTCTAAAAAAGATTTATCATTTTGCAATGGATATTTGTAAACTAAAAAAAAAGAAAATAAAAAATGAAATCATCTGCATACGAAATTTTTTTAGAATGGCTTTGGTCATTCAGGACTAATGCTGCAAAGCGTGTATGGAAACAAGGAAAAAGAACACCTAAAAATAAAAATTAAATGGCAACAACAAACATACCCGCATTAATAAGCACTATTATAGAATCTATAAGAGATACGGCAGCCATAACAAATATTACGCATGTAGGAAATACTTACACCATATTTACGCCACTAACGAAGAGGTTAACAGTTGGCTCTTTCGTTAAAATATCAGGAAATGATTATCAAATAATTTCTTTAATATCAAATGTAAGTTTTTCGGTTACTTCATCTATTAATATTATTGGGACAAATTGGATTGCCATGGCTCCGTATTATTTTTATGGAAATGCAATTTTAATATCAAATACACTTGATAAAATTAAAAATTATCAGCAAAAATTTCCTATTATAATTCTCTATCTCCCTATATCAACAACCGATAATCGTGACGAAACATTAAATATTGAAACTACTGCTAATTTGAGTATTGATTTTATGGACGAAGCCTGTTATCAGGATTGGAGTGCTGATGAATATATTACTAATGTAGTAATGCCTTTGCAAGTTTATGTAGATGATTTTTTTGAAGCATTAGAAAACTCTCCATTGATAGGCGTTTTTACAAATAATTCAAGAAAAATTTATGATAAATGGATTTTACAACGTGAAAACGGCAAAAATGTATTCAATTCTGAACTTTCCGGAATTGGGTTAAGTATTGATTTGCCTATATTAAAACAATTAATTTGCAGCGATGTTTAGTTTAGAAGATATAAAAAATAATCAATATTATAAAATTGTTGAAATTGAAAAAGAAGAATTGTATGGATTAAAATGTTGGTACAATCAGAATTTGATATTTGATAGAGCTTTTTTTACTTGTCCAAAAAAATGTAGTAAAAAACAAAAAAATGAAACATTAGCATTACTTGAGGCCAAATTGCTGGAATTAAATTTACCATTCTAAAAATGTCATAAAATATTGCCAATTAATAAAAATTTTATTTTTTAAATTTGCTTATTATTATTTAAAAAATAAAATATATGTCAAATCCTTGCGATTGCACAAGTGGGAAACAAAACACGCAACCTAATTCGTGTCCCGATATAAAGAAAATTCTTAAACGAATAATCATAGTCCCAAAATTCAACGCAGCTGGAACAGTCAATGAGATTGCTAATGTTGCAGGGATTACTAAAACAGCATTACAAGCTAAATTTGATGCCAACGATATTGACGATCGCTGGTTTCCGTTGCCTGAATTCGTAAATGTCGAAAATGTAAGATCTGAAACAATTTTTCAGGAATTCAATGACAAATCAAAGGCTAAGATTGACGAAGGTAAAAGAAGTTTTACAGGATTTGTTATCAACCAGGGAGGCTTATTCCTCGAAAAATTAAAGTCATGGGCTTGTCAACAGGACGGTTTTGGAATCTATGGAATTGATAAGGATTCTAATTTTCATTACAAAACTGATAAAGCAACAAAGCTGAAGGTTCAACCGATGGAAATCGATCCTACCAGTTGGGAATGTGTCGAAGTTGACGCTACTGATACAACTGTCGGAATGATTAAAGTTACATTTGATTTTAAATTATCAATGTATGACGAGTACAGACGTGCTATTGCTTATGAAGATTTGGATTTTGATGGCTTGGATACAGCAGACGTTTATGCCTTATATACTGTTAACGGAACAGCAAGTTCAATTTTAAAAACTGGATTTACTTTAACACTTGTAACGGATTACGGTCTGCCGGTAAAGAATTTATTAATAACTGATTTCTTTACAGCACATGGCGGTACACATTCTAATCATTGGAACGTAACAGATTTAGCCGCTGTTCCTATTCTTTCGTTTTCTGAAAGTTCAGATGGTGTTTATGCGTTTACATTTGCATCATTAGCAGTAAAGACAATCAGAGTAACACCTGATAAGGCTCGCTATGATTTTGCAGCAGTAACAACAGTAGCCATTGTAACACCAGCTTAATTTAATTAATATGATTAAAAATATAAACGGAATTCAGTATAATGTGGACGCAATTTCTCAAATGACCTTTGAGGAATTTCGTTCCACTTGTATTGGGTATTCAGATGAAAGAATAAAAAATATTTACTTCCAAATAACAGGGGAAAAGGTTGAAGAAAAACCAATTAAAAAAGCAGTTAAAGAAGAAGTAAAATAGTTCTAATTTCATCAATGGGTTTATGCCTTGCCTGAAAAAAGAAGGCGAGGCATTTTTATTTAAAAGAAAATGGATATAAAAACTTTATCAAATAGGATCCAAAAGCTAAATTTATTTTCTTTATTACAAAATATTTTTAATAAAAGTGAATTTAAAGAATTTATTATTGATAAAAACCAAGAGCAGTTATACGATAGTGGGATTGATGCTAAAGGAAAGAAAATAAGAACGTACAGAGCAGGTAAAGGCTTTCCTTATGCACCTTACACAGTAGCACAAAAAGTAATTAGAAATGAAAAAGTAAATATAGTTACATTAAAGGATACCGGCGAATTTTACGAAAGTTTCAAAGTAATATCGGAATCGGAATACGTTGTTATTAATGCTGATTTTGAAAAGCCTGACGGAAATATAAGTAAAAATTTGGATATTACAAATGTTATGGGATTGACTTCGGAAAACAAAGAGTTATTAATTGAAAAATTAAAACCTGTTTTTATCAGAGAATTTAAAGAAAAATTATTTAGCAAATGAAATATTTTACAGGAATTGACACATTGCCACTTTACAATTACAGCAAAGTAAGCGAGGATAACGATTTGAGATATTTGCTTATTTTGCAAGACTACTTTGAACTTCCTGTAATATCAGAAAAAGAAATGCAGCAGCTTTTTGAGGTTTGGGAAAAGATAAATGATGAAATTATTGATTTCAACGGCATAAATATTGAATATAAAGCGATATTAAGGATGCAAAAGAGTATTGCATTGCTAAAGTGTGAAATGATAACAACGGGGGATAAGAGCATTGAAAACATCATTAAACTGAAAGAAATTGAGTTGTTGAATATGTACCCTAAAACAAAAGGTAATATAGAAGAAAATATCATTACTCTGGAAGTTCAGTTGAAGATGCAAATAGATATGCGTATTTGTACTGTGCGGAAATATTATGGATATATTAAATTTCTCACTAAAAATAAAGAGCATGAAAAACATTAACGATATTCCGATAAAATTAAAGTTGAAATATGCTTTCAGGAAGGCTATATTTATTATTTCCCTTGCATTGATACTATTGATTTCATTGCCTTTTTATTTGATAATGGCGGTATCTAAATTCATTTTGATATTGATTTCTTTCGGTGTCCGGCTTGTTGACAAAGATTTATATTTAAAATATTTGAACACTTTATTAAAATTTTAACAAATGGCTGATTCAAATAAAATAGGGTTTTCGGATTTAGTTGATGAAACTTCCATATTATCAGGATTAAAGGCTATGATTACTAAGATGCAAGCCGAAATAAAGACGCAGGCAGGGGCGACAGGTGCGAGCATTAAGGCTAATCCTATGAATACATCGGCTAACTTAAAACAAGCCAATACCGACATGGAAAAGGCTAATCAGTTATTGATTTCAAACAATAATCTGGCAATAGAAAAAATAAAGAATGAAAACTTATTATTAGCCGCACAAAATAAAAAGGAAGCAGCAGCAGCCAAGATAGCAGCAGCAGCCGAAAAACAGGCAGCGAAAGAAAAACAGTTAATTGACAATTTAAAACTTGAAACAAATAGTATTGAAAAGTTAAGATTACAAACAAATGCAATGGTTTCACAACGTGATAAAATGGTTGTAAAAACAGCAGAGGAAGCAGCAGCACGACAGAAATTAACCAATCAAATAAAGGCAAATACAGATCAATTAAAGGCGCATGATTTAGAAGTTGGGCGGGGAAGTCGTTCGGTAGGGTTGTATGGCGAAGCCTTAGCCGGAATGAAGTCGCAATTTGGAACAATATTTACAGCCGCAGGATTAGCTGGAATGGCAGTGAATTTATTAAGTAATG